CGGGAATCAATATGCAATGCAGACTTGATTGCATCAGCAACCAACATCATTGGTGAATTAATATCACCAGTGACGTAGGCTGTATGGGCAGAGATCACACCAGCTGGGCTCACAGTGAAGGTTCCCGTTTGGTGTGCTCTGCGTTGATTGGACAATTGAGTTCCTGTGTTGATCTGCGGAGTGCGGAGACGGACAGTGTACTCGACATATATCTCGCCGAGTGACACCGCCGTCGATCCTGTACCTACAGTAGCAACAAAGAGATTGCCGACATCATAAGTTTTAGTATCAGACGGTGTTGGAAGCAAAGCCGATCGCACATAGCGCTCTCCAACCATCTTCTTACGATCAATGTTAGTCGTGAGCAACTTAGTAGCTCCCCAGGGTGCTGTCCTAGCAGATCCTTTATAGGACATGATGGTAGTCTTCGTAGTAGGAGCCGCATCGAGGGCGTCGAAATCGATCGCCATCATAACGGTACCAGGCTGCGAAGTAGGAGCCATGGGTTCATAGATATAATCCAGGCGCTCAAAAGTATAAGACTCAAAGCGCCCAGCGACTTGCGCAAGCCAGGGGAACGAAGCTGATACACCAGGATTGATAATGTAAGTATCAACAGTAAAGTTAGAAGTAGACCTGTTAACATCTGCAATAAACTCGCGATGCGTAACAAGCATACCCTCCCGAGAGTTCTTAAACTTCGGGCCCACATTCTTCGTGGCTCGTGCTTTAGCTACTGGCTCGGACTTGACTTGTTGTTGTGGATTCGAACTGAGTTGCTGTTTTGACCTACGGTTGCGTCTTCTGGATCTCGCAGGTGGTTGTTTTTGGTTCATCTTAGGTGGAAATGCTTGAAGCGTTGAATTGAAAATTTTAGATCCGTGGGAGATCTTATCAACCCGGAGATCCCCTGTTCAATTGATACTTGGTGCCTCACTGGTATCCCAAACGCAACTTCATAGTCAAGTCGCGTTTGTGGTTGTACCTCCCTGAACTCAACCAAATTGCCTGACCTTAAAGCCGGGTCCTTCTCAACACTACCCAAGGGGCGGTTGCTGGCTTGAATAAGCCAGAGGGCAATTGATTGGGTTATTGGCACCGCACTATTGACTGCAAGCTCACAAAGGCCTTGCCCGGCTAAAAAGCGATTCAAAACATTATAGAATCTGTAATCGCAATAGCTTAGGCGGCTCAAACTCCTGCATGGTTCCTTAACCATGTACCATCTTAGGTCAGG